ATACGGATCGTTTCCATCCAATCGGCTGGCACTTGCGAGTATTGATCACCGGCATCTATCGTTGCAGTTGATCGAGTCTCCATCTTGTAGTGCCGAATATCGCGATTGATCTGCGACTCTGCCAACTGAATGAACGTCGGTATAACTGCCGTTAGATCGCTGCGATTAAGATAATCGGCGACTGTCGATTGCAGTGTGCTGTAGTTTGTTATTGTCATATTCCTATTCCCGGTTTGCGATCAAATGTCGGCACTGGCGGCGCTTTATAATTATCTCTAAACAACTCATAAACGCCACGCCTTATCTCTGGACTTAGATAATTAAACTCATGCATTAGATATCCCTCAACATCTTTTATGCCTTGCTGACTAAAATAATTAGTTAAGTAATCAACCATCTCTGGAGACATATTTTCTCTAGTAAAAGCGTCTGGCGGACTTATTGATGGATCATTCCCATATCCATAAGAAGGCTCATCCATAACGCCGCCTCGAGGCACATTTGGATCTAAGCCGTAAACATAAGCGTCTTTCTTTTGTTGTTCACGGATAGACTCTTCTTCTCGTTTCCTAGCAAAATCTAAGAACTGACTGCCAAGCCCTTTTGCTCCTTGGATGATTTCATCAAGTAATCCTCTTTTTTTATCTGGCATAGTTATCCTTAAAACAAAAGTCCGTAATTATTTTTTTTATCTTCTTGTTGGCTAGACAACAATCCACCGCCAACTGGCGCAACTGGAGCGGCACTAAACAATGGCTGGCCTTTTTTAGATATGTCTCCTCGCATCTCTGGCGTGATATCAATATACGTTACCGGCTCTCTTGGGGGAACTCCCCTTACTGTATTAACCTTTGTTTGCCCAGTGGTTGCGTTCCATTTTTTTCCATATTTCTTAAGGAATGCTGGATAAATTTCGTCGTAATACTTGTTCATGCCCTCGCCGCCAATTTTAAAATTAAGGCCGCTCAATAATAACTTTGAATCCGCTCTCAGTATTTGATCTGCAATTTCTTTGCCAAAAATTTTATTTATATTTTGTCCTTCAAACTGTTTAGCCGCATATATACCAGTTTTAACTACTCCATTTTTATCAACCATTATTTTGTAACTATTTTGATCTCGCTTATCAAGTGGACTTTTACCTTGAATTTCAATAGTTTTTATTCCATTTTCTTCATTAAAATTGTTTATTTTTATAGATTCAACTTGCTTACTTAAATCGTAACGATCAGCCTGTCTTGCGCCATTTGTTAAAGCAACTCGATCATATCCTTCGTCTGCCGCTAATTTTAATACGCGCTTTAAAGGAAGATGATACCAATTGTCTTTCATTGGAGCGTCAGGAGGGCCTTCAATTGAAATGCTTTGATCATCTAACTTGCTAAGTTCTAAATCTAATTCTTTTTCTTGACGCTTAAAATCATTCCATTTTTTATCAGATTTGTATGACTTTGTGTTGTCATACAATGAAAGTGGATCATCTACTCCAGAAGATCTATCAATTTCTATTTCATATTCTTTTCTTCTTGCAGCAATGTTGTATATATTATTTCGTAATTGTTGTTTTTGATGGTCAATAGATAATTGTTTTTTTCTTTGATCTTTTGTCACATAACCTTCTTTTTTTCCAGCTTGATGCCAATCAGATTGAACTTCCTCAACTAATAAAACTTTTTTACCATCCGCATCAGTACGATCATTTACTCGCAAATGAGCTAAAACATTTTCATCATCCCAATGTCCAGTTGTATATCTGCGATCCCCATTTTTTTGCGGAATAGTAAATAAAAACTCTCGATAGTTTTCACCACCTTTTAATGTGTAATTATCATATTTTGTTGGATTACTAGGCCCTAAACCTTCAAGCTCTAATTTTTCTGCTCTTGTATTTAAAAACTCAGCCTCCTTAAAATACTTTTCAGCATCAGCTTTATTTCCATATCTTTGCGCCACTTGAGCTCTTTTCTCAGCTTGCTCTGCTTGCATATATAAAGAAGTCATTGAGCTTTTATCTTTAATGTTCATTAGAGTAATTAATTCGTCGTACTTTTCTTGCCCAAAAGAAGGATCATCGATTGGATGTTGTTTTAAATTGTTATACTCATATTCAAGTTCAAGTAACCTATTTCTATCAAATGGTCGCTCACCACCTAAAGTTATTTCTTGAACATCAACTTTATTGTTTGCAACATAATCTTGAACTTCCTGTTTTGTAACATTTTTTTTGTTTGCTAAAAAACTATCAAGACCAATCCATTTAATTTCATCAGGTTTAACGTTTGCTTGTTTTTTAATATCATTAAGAAATGATTGTCCTGACCCAGATTTTCTTTGAAGATTTAACGCAGCTTGTTCACTTGCTGAATAAAAACCAATATCAGATTGAGGGGCTGACTCTAGCCCCTTTGGGCCACTTGGGGCAATCTCTCGCAACAAACCTGTTTTGCGCATAGTATCTTCAAGCATTTCTTGCGCTTTTGGCGTCGCTCCCTTTATCGCTGACTTTGCTCCAGCTTTAGCAGCTGCACCAACAGGAAATAAACTCTCTCCAAGAAATACTGTATCAGCCAAACTGGTTTGTCTGTTTGGCTTAACTCTAGGCAAATATCCACCAGTTCCTTGATACGGCATATCAAACGGCATATTGCCATATGATAAATTTTCAAACTCTTCAGGCGCTTGACCAATCATAAGATCGCCAACTCCCTGACCGCCAATCAATGGTATAAAGTTTGGAACTGTTGCTTTATTACCGAAACTTCTGGCAGATTCAAGTCCTTGCCCCACCATAGCTAATAATGAATTTTGTGTAACTGGCGTTAATTCTGCTGGCTTTTCTGCAAGCAATCCTAATGATCTTTTAATTGCCTCTTCTTTATAATCAACTGCCACTACGCTATCCCTCGCAAGTTACGCCTGATTGGATCGCCCCAGCTCGATGCCTGATTCTGATATCCAACTGCCAAGTAGCGCATTGCATCTGCGCCATGTGATGTCCAGTCATGCCGAGGCCTGCCTCGCCACGTTCTGCCCTTCTCATCAAAGTCTCGTTGGTATTGCCGCAATGCCTCGATGCCTCGATTGCACTTAGTCTCATCGAACCAGCATCGTCCGAGCATGGATCGCACTGCCTGTATTCCATCATCGACCATTAGCTTTGGTGCTATTGTCACGGGCCTTATCCCTAGCGAATCCAACGTTTCGAGCCGAGACTTGCCAGTTCCCAGCTCCTTGACCTGCACGTCATGCGGTAGGACGTGCGACTCATAAACATAATCCTTGTCTTGCAACACTTTGGCGTAATGATCAAGTCCAACGCCAGAGCTTTCGTAGTAGTCGATCAGCCTAACCTCGGCTCCAACGTGTTGTGCAAACCAGATCGAGGTCGAATCCCCGATGCCTAAATCCCACGCTGTAACAACTCCAACGGCTCTATCATATGGAACTGCGGCAATCCGTCCAGTATTTGTTACTTCCTTCATCTCGGTGCCATAATAAGCGCCAGAGATTGCAGCCTCGAAGCTACACTCAAACTCTTGCTCGTATCGATCCTCGCCCATAACTTTAAAGGATGCTTTTAACTCTTCATCTGGCAGCAATCCTGTTTCGCTGGCCTTATGCACCGCCGAATACCACGTCGGGTCATCTTTCGACGCATCAAAAATGTCCCAAAATTCGTTTTTCCCCTTTGGAGTACCGATGAAAGTTGCGCGGCCTTGTCTATCTGCAATCGCCGGGCGAATGACGGTTGACCATGCGTTAGCCGGGAAGTCGGCAGGCTCATCCATAACAACCGAGTCAAAATATAGCCCTCGCATCGAGTCCGCTGTTTCAGCGCCAAACAACCGTATGCGAGCGCCATTGGGGAAATCAATGCGCAGCTCAGACTCGTTAACTTTGATGCCCGGTATATTAGCCGTGAACTCTTTGCAGTAATCCCACGCTACGGCCTTAGACTGCCGATAGGTCGGCGAAATATATGCTACTCGAACGTTGGGCCGGTCAATCGTTAATGCGTCGCGTATCAAGTCATTGATTGCGGCGACAGTTTTGCCGCACCGCCGATGAGCCACCAAACAGGCAAATCTAGTCGTTCTATTGTGAAATGGGAGCATGACATCCCGAGGTTTGTACGGGATTGTTATCTCAGGCATACCATCCTAAAAAGTCCGCCATCATTGCAAAAGTCGTCAGCACACAGCCAGCCACCATCAAGAACAGGAACTTATCGAAGTTATTCATCGCCGCTTTTCCATTTAATAACTAAATTTGATCCATCAGCGCCAGTTACTTCATTGACCTGAGTTTCTTTCCAACCGGCACGTGTTTTTAGCCAGAATATTTGCGCAGAAGTGTTTCCAGACTTTGCTTGGTCATAAAGTGATTTTGCAATTGCTGCATTTGCATCGATACGACCGTCGTCCAACTCTTGACGATAATATTTAGTCATTGTGTTTTCAGATATTCCAAGCTTTTTGGCTATATCCTCGAACCTCGTACCGACGGCAGCCAACGTCTTAACTTTTAACCTGTTTTCATTCGTTGGCTCGTGCGGCGGCCTTCCTGTATTTTCCGACATTTCTTTATAATCCTCAAAAAGACACTAAAGTAGCAGTTTGACCTGTAAATTCTTCCCAACGCTTCACAATCACGTCGCAATATTTTGGATCAAGTTCCATTACTCTAGCATTTCTACCGGATTTCTCACAGGCAATTATAGTTGTCCCGGATCCGCCAAAAAGGTCAAGAACAATATCTTGGCCTTTCGTATTATTTAAAATTTGATACTCAATAAGCTCGACAGGTTTCATCGTTGGATGCAAATCATTTTTTTTAACTTTGGATACAAAATCAATAACAGTTGATTGTTTTCTATCTGTTGCCCATAAATGTGATGCTCCGTCTTTCCAGCCATATAAGCATGGTTCATGCTTCCAATGATAATCTGACCGACCCATAACTATTGACGGCTTATTCCAAATCAAACACGATCTAATTTTTTGTCCACAATCAATGACAGCGCCCCTAAAATTGTATCCTTCAAGATCAGCGTGCCAAATATAAAAACTAGCACCATTTTTCATAAAAGAAAACGCTAACGAAAAAGCATCGTATAAAAATGATCTGAATGCACTGTCATCCATACTGTCATTTTTTATTTTTTGCCCATCAGATCCTTCATAGTCAACATTATAAGGCGGATCTGTAATCAATTGATCCGCCAAATTTTTATCCATCAATTTTTCAACTGCGTCGACGCTCGTACTATCGCCGCACATTAGCCGGTGATTTCCCAGTTGATATACGTCGCCGGGCTTTGTCTTTGGTTCATCCGGCACGTCCGGGACAGCGTCTGGGTCTGTTAAACCATCAACAACATCCGGCTCTAATAATTTGGCAAGCTCTTCTTCATCAAATCCCATTAAGCTAAGATCAAAATCTTCCGATTGTAAGTCTTTGATTTCTAAGGTTAACATTTCGGTATCCCAGCCAGCATTTAACGCCAAACGATTGTCCGCAATGATGTACGCTTTTTTCTGATTTTCAGTTAAATGACCAAGTTTTATCGCTGGAACTTCGTTTAAACCTAATTTTCTGGCAGCCATAACTCGCCCATGCCCGGCAATAATTGTTCCTTCGCCATCCACTAAAACCGGATTATTAAAACCAAACTCTTTAATTGATGCCGCCAACTGGGCTACTTGAGCATCATCGTGCGTTCTGCTGTTTTTTGCATACGGTAATAATTGCTCAATATTAATTTTTTCGATATTCATAACTCTCCTTAAAATTTGCGCAGAAATTCGGATACGGATACTGTCTTTACAAGACATGTATCCGTTCGTATCCGTTTTCTACATCTGCCAGAAATATATCCGTTTTTCATATCCGTTTTTTCGTAAGTTATTAATTTATAT